GCTGCCCGTTTATGGCTGGCTTCCGTCGCAAGGCTGAAGAAGATAACGCCTATCGTAAGCAACGCATAGCGCATATCACGGCGGCCATTGATTTGGCAAATAAGCCGTTCCCCGTAATTCCAAACGATTTGCGCACCACGGAAAATCCGTTGGAGGCCGCACAATGGATAAGCGATGCCATCCGCGAGGCGCTTTATTTCGACCCGCATCCGGATATGGCAATAGACTACGAAACCACCGGAATCAAGCCGCATCGCCCGGAGCAGCAAATTGTGGCAGGCTCCCTCGCTTGGCGTGCCAACGGCAAGTATCGCGCGATTGGCTTTAAGTGGGACAAGGATTGTCCTCAACTCATTGATGCTTGGCACGAACTTTATAAGCCGGGGAGTCCCGTTGGCCTTGTGGCGCATAAGGCGGACTTCGAAACCTGCTGGACGCATTTCAAGGCGGGCCTCGGCGGCACCGTTACCGATTGGCCGACCAACTGGTCTTGGGATACCTGCATCGGCGCCCACGTTCTCAACAACAACCAAAAGGTTGGCTTGAAGTTCCACACCTACACGGAACTTGGCATTATCGGGTATGATACCGACGCCGACCCGTATCTGTCGCAGACAATGCCGGGCGAGGATAGCGAATCGTGCTATTCCTTGAATAGGCTGGCAGGCGGCGAAAGAGTCCCTTGGATGCGCATTGACAATTACTGCGGGCAGGACTCCTTGTATACCATTATGCTTGCGGACATTCAGAAAAAGCAAATGGTTGGCAAGGAATTGGAATTCTTTAAATTCTTTCTCCGCGGGATGGTTACGCTTTCCAAGGTTCAAAGCGGCGGCCTTCCGATTGATATGAATCTTGTGGAAAAGGCAAAAGGCGAGGTTGAAGAAAAGCGTCAGGCGGCGCTTCACGCCGTGCTGTATTCCCCGGAAGCGGAAGCATTCAAGCAAAAATATGCCACAATCCTCAATCCAAACTCCGTCCCGGATTTGAAGCGCTTGTTCCTGCTTACCGGGGATATTAAGGAAAGCGAGGCCGAAGGCCTTTCAACGAACGTGGAGTTCCTCGAAAAGCTCAACACCCCGCTCGCCAACAATATCCTTGAAATGCGCAAGTATGCAAAGATCGGGAAGACCTTTATCAAAGGCTACGCGCGTGAGGCAATGTGGGACGAGCCTACCCAAACCCATTTGATTCGTCCGTTCTTTAACTTGTCCACGGGTGCCGGAAGCGAATCCGGCGGACCTGTTACCTATCGTTCCAGCTCCGACTCGCCAAACTTCCAAAACATTCCGAAGCGCGATAAAGTGATGAAGCATATTCTCCGCTCGATGTTTATTGCGCCGCCCGGTTACAAGTATATGGAAGCGGACTACAAGTCGCTGGAAGTTATGGTGTCCGCAAGCTACCACCACGACCCGAGTATGCTGAAATATCTTCAGGACCCCTCTTCCGATATGCACCGCGATACGGCGGCGGACATGTATATGAGGCGCCCGGAGGATGTAACAAAGCTGGAGCGTCAATCCATCAAGATGGGCTATGTTTTCAGCTCGTTCTACGGCGCCAGCTATAAGCATTGTGCGGAGCGAATGTGGGCAAAGATGCCGGATACCGCGAAGGACAATTTGCGGGCGCACGGCGTTGCCACCTACGATCAATTCCTCGAACACGTCAAAACAGCCGACTCGATCTTTTGGAACGAGCGCTTCAAGGTCTACAACGAATGGCGTAATGCCGAATGGGACCGCTATCAAAAGAACGGCTATGTGGAAGGCTATATGGGATGCCGCTGCTACGGCCCTATGTCCTTCACCGAATGCGCCAACCGCTGCATTCAAGGTTCCGGCTTCCACACGCTGCTCCAGGCGCTTGGAGATGACGTTGCCGACTTCGAAAGGCTGGGCTTGAAGAGTCGCATAATCGGACAGATTCACGATGCTATTGTCTTGCTGGTCAAGACGGAAGAGCAGGAACTTGTGGAGGACATCCTTTACAAGAACGGCGTGGTCAAGGTGATGCACAACTTCAAGTGGATTGCGGTGCCGCTGGTTATTGAAGCCGAAGTTTCCGAGGATGGCGGATGCTGGGCGGAAATGAGCAACGAGCACGCGCTTGCCTTCTCGGCGAACGCCGGCACGAATGGCTGCTTTGCCCCGGGCGAGGAGAATTGGCTTGAAATCGACAAGCACATCTGCGACGAAGTCCGTATGCGCCAGTAAGGTCCGCTTTGATGAGTGGCACACGACCTCTTGGAACAGCGCCTTGAAAAGGATCCGCCGTCTCGGAGGTCTTCATTCCTTCAAATCCGTCTTGTTCAAACAGTCCTTCGAACAGCCGCATTATCAATGCGAGTTTATGATTCTTTCCGTTAAGGGGAAGCTGAAGGGCGCGATGACGTATTGGTTTGAGGAATGGAATGAAACCTACAAGGTTGGCCCTATTTGGCATATAGGGGATTTCGATACTGCGAAAGGGACAAGCGGAATGGGGCACACGATGTTGTCCCGTTTTATGGACCTATATGGCAAGACATTTTATTTGTGGTGCTGGGATGCTGTGGCTGAGAGGTTTTGGCGCCACATGGGCAGGCGATACAAGCTGTCCGTGCATAAGATAGGCGTCACGAAGTGGGGCAGCGCTGTCCTTTTATTTTCTCCGAGACCGGACTCTCCCATACAATCCAAGGCGGCGTAATTCGGCGTAGTAGGCATTTGCGGACAAACCGCATCCAGCCAGGGTGCCGTATATTGTATTCGCTTCCCTATATGATTTGGACTGGCGGACAGCTTGTTCACGCCACATCCTTTTCATCTCATAAATAGTCATTGTTTCAAGGACTGAAAAAGGTTATATTTATGGTCATGACAGACTTAGAACTTTGGAAATTCCACGATATCCACTTTGACCCGGTTCCGCATAAATATACGGACTCCCTCGGGACAAATTTCACATCCGTAACCTCTTGGGTAAAGAATTTCGAATCCGTGCAGGATTGGGATGAAATTGCAAAGAAGTCGGCCGCAAAGAACGGCTGCACCCCGGAAGAACTCCGTGCAAGGTGGAAACGCGCCGGCGATTACTCTTGTGCCTTGGGCACGGAGGTTCACGCCTATATGGAAAACCTGATGCAGCACAAGCGCTACATCCCGCATTTCGATCCGCAGTATCCGGAAATGGAAGGCGACTACAACTCCCGCATCCCCGTTTGCAATAACGCATACCGGATGATTACCCAAAAATACATCCCGGTGCGTGAGGAATTGATTGTCTATAACTCCAACTGGAAATTGTGCGGCACGATCGACCTGCTCGCCTACAATACCGAAACCGGCCAGTTCGCCATCCTTGACTACAAGACCAACAAGGAAATCAAGAAAGACAATCCGTGGCAAAACATGACCGGCCCGTTTGCGAACTATCCGGACTCGAATTACTACCACTACAGCCTCCAGTTATCCACCTACAAGGCTATCATTGAAAACGCGACGAATTTGCGCATTGGCGATTTGATGCTCATTCACATTACCGCCCACGGCGCCGTGATGATTCCGTGTATCGACTTCTCGGGCGTGGTGCGTAATATGCTGGAGACGCAATATGGCCGTTAAAAAGGACAGCTTCAACCGCACCGGTCCAAAGAACGGCGATAGATATGTGCGCCTGCCCACTGGCAAGGTGGACGGCGCCATATTCCTCAAGCCCGGGGACAAAATCACCCTTGAGGATGTCAAGGAAGAGGACATCTTCCCGGAGTGCGAGCAGCCAGTAGTATTCGACCCCAATGCCGAAGGCTCCGAAAATCTTGTCAAGGACCCGGCGGTAGGGACCGCCAAGGCGCAAGATTACGGCGACGTGGTATTCGACCCAAATTAGTCCATTCATGTCAAAAGGTCCGTATATTTGAGTATGTTTCAAATGAAAAGACCTTTGGGCTTTATGCCCACCGGAACCACGATGCCGGACCCCGTTCCTATTGAAGGAATGACGTATACCTATGCGTTGAATAATCTCCGCATAGACCTTGAATGGCATAAGGATAACCCGCCTGAATGGCACCGAATCCTTGAAGCCATCAAGCTCATTCCGGGGCGCCGCTATACCGCTTCCACCAAGAAGTGGTCTGTTCCAAATACCAAAGAAATGCGCGAGTGGCTGCGTGCCTCGGGCTGGAATATCCCGGAACCCGAAGTTATCCAGCGCCCCGCTCCTCCCTATAAGCCGGAAAGGGTGCTCCCTGGTCTTTACCCGTATCAGGAAGATTTCCTCAAATTCTCCTTGGTTCGTCCTCGCCTTGCGTTGTTCGATGAACAGGGGACCGGCAAAACTGTTCAGGCGCTTGCTTGGCTGCGTTATCACGGCCTGCTCCCTGCCTTGATCGTTGTAACCTCGTCCACCAAAACGCAGTGGGCGGCAAACTACAAATCGTGGCTTGGGCGCGATGATATTGAGGTCCTTTCCGGCGAGCGTCCGTGCGAGCTGGAACCGGGCAAGTCCTATGTTATCAACTGGGACATTCTCTATAAGTGGGAGCGCTCCCCGCTGAAGCATAACCTCTACGCACAAGGCTTCAAGGCCTTGATCGGCGATGAGGTCCAGGCAATCGGCAACCGCACTTCCCAAAGAACGAGGGCATTTATGCGCCTCGCCGCAAGAATCCCGTGCCTGCTTGCAATGTCGGGCACGCCTGCTAGAAGCCGCCCCGTTCAGCTGTGGCCTACGCTTCATTGTATCGATGCGCAGACCTTCCCGGATTTCTATGCGTATGCTAACCGCTACTGCAATCCGAAGGAAACCCCGTATGGGACGAAATATGAAGGCATCACGAATGCGCCGGAACTCCACGCGCTTCTGTCTACAAGAACGCTTCGCCGTACCAAGGCGGAGGTGATGTCCTTCTTGCCGCCGAAAATCATCACCACGGTTCCGTGCTCCGTTGATAAGGGCAAGATGGAGGCATATAAGGAGCAGGCGAAGAAGGCACGCGAGGCAACCGAATTTGAAAGATCCGCCGCCATCGCCGGCCTATTCCAAAGCGCCTATGAATTGAAGGCGGATGCCTGCAAGCAATGGATTATGGATTTCTTGTCCACCGATGAGAAACTGTTGGTCTTTGCTTGGCATCACGCGGTGGTAAATGACATTGCAAACTTCTTGGCATCCAAGGAAATAGGCGTGCGCATCCTTACCGGCGAAACCAGCTCGGCGCAGCGTGAACGCATCAAGACGGAATTCATCACGGATGAAAATGTCCGCGTGATTGTGGCGAACATCCAGTCGGCGGGCGTAGGCATTGACGGCTTGCAGAAGGCGTGTTCGAATTGCTGCTTTGTGGAGTTCACGGCGGCGCCTACGGACCACTGGCAGGCGGAGGACCGACTCCATCGCGGCGGGCAGGAAGTCCCGGTCAATGTTTACTACCTTGTGGCGCCTAGGACGATTGACGTTACGATGGCATACCAGCTTGACACGAAGGCTGTGGCGCTTGCCTCCGTCTTGGATGGCACGGACTCCGGAATCGTGAAGATTTCGGATATGCTCAAAAAGAAGAAATAACGCGCGTTTAAGGCGAGAAAATAAATAGGCAGGTATTTACCTGCCTTCTTTGTTTTATGCGCTTATAGGCGCCTTTATGTTTCAGGAACACCGGGGTTTGTTACTTCCAGCTTGCCAAATGTAAAACCAAGGCGGGCGGTGAAGCCTTTGTCGCCGATTGGGGAGGTTACGGCAATGCTTACGATTTCTTCCGGGCGAACGACCATAGAGGTAATCAGGATTTCGCGGATGGCGCCTTCAAGCGCAATGTGACCATTTTCATCCGTATAATCGCCGATGGCGCGTTGGATGTTAGGGACAACCGGATCGGTGTAGCCCATATCCCCGAAAGAGAGGATGGCGGCCTTCACCTGCTGGAGGCGCTGTGCGTTTCCGGACAAGAGAAATTCATTGTCCCCGTTGTAATCGTGGTTAAAATCCATAACTACAATATACCTTAATGTTTGCCCGGTTGGCGCCCCGGGACGTATTTATGTATTTTTCCCAATAAGGAGATTCAATATGCACGTCAAGAAACGTTACGAAAATGCCGGGGCAACCAAGCTCGCCCTTCAACATGCCCAGTCCGTCGCCGATAAGGTGGCAGCCGCCGTCAAGGAAAAGACCGGAATTGAACCGACCATCGGCTTGAACGGCTCCCGCATCGACAGTCAAGGCGGCCTTGCGGATGCTATGATCAATGTCCGCATCGGGAATGTTGGCACCTTCAATCCCTATGAGATTGACCCCAATACGATTGACCCGACGCTTGTCAATATCAGTCCGAACAAGGACGGCGCGTTTGACATCACCGTGGATGTGACCGCCATTTCCGAAAACAAGACGGAGGCCACCGATATTGCGAATGCACGCAAAATCCAGGCGGGTCTTGTTGAAATGGAAGAGATGCTGGCAGCCGTGGGCCACAATGTATCCTTCAAATATGACGCGGAAAATGACATTGTCGAAATCTCGGTAAACAACCGCCCAATCGTGAAAAAGTCCGTGGAGGGCGATTCCGCAGTTACGGCAATGAATGATGTGTGGAACTCCACATATCGCCATTTGATTTAAAAAACCGGAATGTGCGGCGTATATTAAGACATGAGTTATTACATCAAAGATTCATTCGATATGCCGCACAATGTCGGTGTCACGGCGAAAGTCACTCGCCTTGAACAGGTTGTGCTGGAGAAAAATCTTTTTGGCGGATACGATGCGTTCCTATTCGCGGACGATTCCGACAACCCGTCGGAAACCTTCCCGAATATTCGCGTAGGGGTTGAAGATCCTGCTGTCCGCGCAAAATTGGGTTTGGAAAAGTGGTCGCCGTGCTATCCAAACGTGGACGATACTCTTATCGTCTGCCAACAATCCGGCGGTGTTCTTTACTGGTATAGGGTTTCATATGCGTTCGACAATAAAACAAACGAATAATGCCATCAAGGCAGTCCGCAAGGAATCGCTGAAGGCGTTTGAACGCGCCGCAAACAAAGTCCTTGCCATCTATCCTCAGGCGGAGAGCGACCCGGAAACGGCTCGCCTCGTATTCAATATTATTGGATCGCAGGCGCACGAATCCTTGGATTTGTTCCTCCGCCAGTTCGCCCAAGGCCTTGACGCCTCGTTGGGTGATGCTTGGCTAAAAAAGGCCGAAGTGGAAATCAACTCGGTTATTGCCGAAATGGAGGCCAGCGCATGAACACCTGGATGATTATTGCGATTATCGCTATCCTGCTTTGCATCTATTTGGCGGTGCGCGTATATCGCCTCCGTAAAGGACTCACGGCAGTCCTCATTCGCCTTGATCAAATTGAACGCAAGGTCCCCGTCCTGAAACCTTAGGAAAAACAAATGAATAAAATTATCTCCATATCCGGCGCCCAAGGCGTTGGGAAGACTTCAATCATTACAGCACTTTTCGCAGATGGCGGAACGGTGGTTACCCCATCCGCTTCCAACATTGCGGCCTCGATGCGTTTTCCTTCCACAATTGACAAGCAAGAATACATTGTGTCCACGATGGAATCGCAGCTCGATCAGGCAAGCACGGTGGATGGCATCGTTTATTTGGACCGCTCGGCGCTCGATTGTTTTTCATATATGGCGCTCGATCCGAGCCTTTCCGCCGACGTGAAGGCAAAATTTGGCCAGCGCCTTCGCAAGATGGCCGCCCGCATTGACTACGCATTCATCCCCAAGCCCGGGGAATTTGCCATTCAGGCAAATGGTGTCCGTTCCACGGATGCGGACTACCAAAAGAAGTGGCACGAAGCCTTGATTGCATTTGCAAAAGAATGTAATGTTCCTTATAAGGAACTCACGGGCACGGTTGCCGAGCGCGTGAAAACAATTAAAACCACCCTTTCAAAGGAGTTGTAAAAATGAAATACGCCGCATTCCAAGAACTCATCAACCGCAAGAAGGCTGCCAAGGAAGCAGCCAAGCGCAAGAAGCGCAAGAAGCCTGCCGACATCAAGAATGAACCGAAGGCAGCGGAAACCCCGGCGGCTGAAGAAACCAAGCAGCCGGAAGTCCCCGAAACCCCGACTGAAGTTCCTGAAACACCCGCCCCGGAAACCCCGGCTGAAAAAACGGCGGAAGCACCTGCTGCCGAACCGGTTGAAGAAGCTCCGGTTGAAGCTCCGGCTGAAGAAACTACCCCGAAGAAGAAGCAGTGGAAGAAAAAGAAGAAGGCTGCTACGGAGGAAAATGCTGTCGACTAGTGTTCTCTTCGCCGTATGGGGCGTGAACGTCGTCCTTTTGATTTTCATTCTTGTGAAGCTCAATCGCGTCACGCGCTATTTCTATACCCCGGAACAGCGTAAAGGACCGGGCACCAAATACCCGCCTATCCCTAAGGATTGGCGCCCTGCCCACTCCGCACCTCCAATTCCGAAAAGCCATAAACCGCACCATCGTCGGAGAAGTTATGGCAGACACGAATGAAATTGACATTGTCCTGCCCTACGTGGATTCTTCCGTCCGCGAATGGCAGGACACTTTTCTTGCGGCCAAGCACAAGAAGTTTGTGACCGAACGCGCCCGCGGTCTTTTCCTTAAACTGTTTTCCAATCGTTACGCCTCCTATGGAATGTTCCGTTATTGGTGGCGGGGCTACGAAAAGTTCGGCCCGCCGGGCAAGGTTCACCTCCTGCTTCAGGCGCCGTCGCAGGCACCTGAATGGCTGGACAAGAACAATCCCCGCATTGTAATTCATTATCACGATGAATTCATGCCGAAAAATATCCTTCCGAACTATAACAGCTCCTGCATTGAACTTTGCTTCCTCAATAAGCACGCAAAGGATCTTACGCCGTTCTTCCTGATGATGAATGACGACTTCTATTTCAATGCGCCGTGCTCCATCGATGACTTCGTCGAAGGCGAACAGCCGATGACTTGGAAGGAAGTCCGCGCGTCAAAGTTCCAGCCGACGTGCCTTTTCCGGTCCATTGTTTGCAATGACCTTGAATTGGTATCGAAGATGTCCGGGAAGCCGTGCCCGCATTACACGCACAATCATTTGGCGGTATGCTACAAGCGCGATACCACGGTTGCATTCCTTGATAAGGTATGGCCCACGGTGGCCAAGACAATGACGCAATTCCGCGATCCGAAAAACTTCAATCACTGGATTATCCGTTATTGGCAGGACCACACCGGCATCGCGCTGCATTCACCCAAATATCCCCACAAGGGATATATCGAGATGCCGGATGCTTCAAAGGAACGCGTGGCGGAATTGGAAAAATCTAAAGTGGTATGCTTCAACGACACCAACGGGCATTTTGCGCCAGCCGTGAAGAAATACCTAGAACAACACTTTTCAGAGAGGTCCTCATTTGAGTTGGGGTGAGGAAGTATCATTGGTTCCGGCAGTTCCGAGGGGAACTTCGGAAGTCCCCCGGAAGCCAGCGCCTAAATGTATTATATGTAAGGAACGTACAACCTACCGCTCATTTTTCGGCCACTACATTTGCAGCTACTGCGAGGCCGAGGGGAAGGCGGATAAGTATAAAAGGAGGTGGTAACATGCCTGTTATATTTGCTCCGAAAGATCGTATATATTTTCGTGATAACCCGAAGAACCACAAGGAACTTCAATGGGCGAAGCAACTGACAAGCCGCACCCAATGGCAGCACGCTTATACGTGTTCGGACCCGATCCTTGGCCTTGAGGTGGATGATGCCACGGGACACGCCATCATCATAACGCACAAAGGTTCCCACCGTGATTACTTCATTAGCTCCGGGGCGCGTGCCTTTAACCGAATCGCGTTGCCGAGCGGAAACCGCATCGTTCTTGCGTATAAATTTTAGCTATGGCAAATACACCTATGATCTCGCACGAGGTGCCTCGTGCCCTTCTAAAGCAGTCTCGAGCCTTTAATGACTACGACTATGCTTTTGCCCATCTCTACCGGGATGCCGACTTCCATCGCTTCTACAAGGAAAGCGTTGCCCTCGGCCGCAAGGTTCTCCTCGATAACAGCGCCTTTGAACTTGGCGCCGGAATCTTCGATTCCTTCGGGGACATCATCACCGATTTGAAACCGACGTGGTATGTTGTGCCGGATGTCCGCCACGATGGGCCTGCCACAATCGAATCCTATGAACGATTCGTCAAAACCTTCCCGGATCTTCCCGGCATCGCGATGTGCGCCATTCAGGGCGACACCTTTGAAGCGCTCGCCGATTGCTACAAGTTCATGATTGAGAAGACGCAGAAGATCGCCATCCCGTTTGATTCCAAGGGCTACGACCAGACCTTGAAACCGTGGGAGCGCCGGCCTGCTTTCCTCGAAAAACTTTCGAAAATGCCGTTTTGGAAGGAAAACCCGATGCACCTGTTCGGGACCTACGCGGCAAAGGAATTCCTTTCCCCGGTCTATCGTTCCGTCAAATTCGAAACGGTGGACACTTCCAATCCGGTCACGGCAGCCGCCGAAGGCTGGCGCTACGGCGAGGATGGCATTGAACGCAAGAGCAATATCCGCCTGATGATGGATAATGTCCCGCGCATCAATCCGGAATTGCTCGAATACAATATTCGTGCTTTCCGCCGCATCGTGGACCTTAACTGCACGGCGGGAGAATAAGGTGACCCGCCCGCCGTATAAATCTTTATCCGGGCTGGAACCGTTTGATGATACCGGCGCATTGGTCAAAGGCATTGACGAGCGCGACCGGTATATTTTCAAACTCGAATGGATCCTGAAGCGAGTCTCCACGCTGGATGAACTTCGTGAAAAGGAAGAGGAGTTCAACCAGCTCCCGCCCCTTCCCAAATATGGCGAGGATGGCTACTATGATTGTGCGCCGGATCGCTGTGAATACGATGGTTAACAAAAGGATTTGATTATGCCGATGACAAACGCCGAAGTGAAAGTCAAGGAAGTAGCGGATGTGATCCGTGAAAAGATCGACAAGTGGAAGAATGAAGGCATTCCCCGCGAAGTCATTTTGGACCGCATTGATGCCTACCTTTCCGGCTTGAGTGATGGCATTGATTTCTGTGATGATATGCGCCGCTGCGAACAGAAGGCAGCCGACAGCGTCATTGCCAAAATCGACCGGCACGAGGCAAAGATGGACGCCCGCTTCGCCCAGCCGGTTTCCCCGTAGAATTTCGTTTGACAACTATTCCCATGATATATCAGGCAGCCCGTAAAACGGCTGCCTTTTACGTATATATCAAGGCAACTATATAAGGAAACAAATATGCTTTATCAAGACCACCGCCCTAAAAAAATTGAAGAGATGCTCGGCAACGAAAAGGTCCTTGCCACCTTTGCAAAACACTTCTCAAATGCAATGCACTCCCACGCCCACGTTATTACCGGACCCCGCGGCTGCGGAAAAACAACCCTCGCGCGTATTGCCGCAAAGGAATTTCTTGGCGCCGATGACCTTGGCATTATGGAAATAAACTGCGGCACCGAACGCGGCATCGCAGCTATGAAGGATGTGATTGAATTGGCAACATACCGCCCGCCTACCGGGAAGGCACGCGTCTTCATCCTCGACGAGGCTCACTCCCTCTTGGCGCCGGGCAAGAAGGCACTTCTCAAGCCTACGGAAGACTGCCAGGACTTCACCTACTATTTCTTTTGCACAACAGATCCGGATGCCTTGTTCTCCGGGGATGCTGGCAAGGCATTGAAGTCCCGCTTGACGCCGTGGTGCGTCCGTGCACTCAATCAGGAACAAATCGGCATCCTCATCGACAACGCGGCAGCAAAGTATAACATTCCGCTGGATGCGGAAACGCGCAAGGCAATCGTGCTCCAAAGCGATGGCTCCCCGCGTGAAGCATTGGTGAAGCTGGAACAGGTCATTGGCGGCGGCTCCCCGGTAACTGAAAAGTCCGACACCGTTGAAATCTTTGACTTCTGCAAATACCTTTACAGCGCGTATGGCAAGCCGGAAATGTGGCTGGACGTTGGAAAGAGGCTGCGTGCATTGAAGAATGCAGGCGTGGCAGCCGAAGGCATTCGCCACACGGCGCTTGCGCTGGCATCCTCCACCTTGATGTCGCGCGTGGATCCGGCAGCGGTTGACATGATTGATATTATGAGCTCCCCGCTCTATGATCAGGGTGAAGCGTTCCCGAAGCTGGTGGCTATGTCTTTCAAGATTTGCCACTGCACGCCCGCCGTGCCTGCGCCGAAGACCCCGGATACGCCGAACAATCCGTTCGCCCCGCCGCAAAAATAATGTATATTATGTAAGGCAATCATAAAAGCCAAACTCCGAAGAGGTTCCCCGAGGGTTCGCCATATACCCTCGGGGTTTTCCGTATATTAAGGTAAATCTATTGGAGTAAACCTATGATTATCGATCCCAAGAAAATTCTCGAAAATGAAGCAATCATTCCCGCCGCCGGGACAAAGTGTCAGCAGTGCGGCGTGGACGTTACCGTGAAGGAAAACGTCGTTGTGGAACCGCACGGCTTCAAGAATATTGAAATTGCCGAAAAGGTCCACGTCCCTGAAAACGCGGCCGGATTCCTTTTCGTGAGAAGCTCCCTTTCCCGCAAGGGCATTTTTATTTCGTCCGGCGTTTATGATCCGGGCTTCTGCGGCGCAGCAGGCTGCACTATCTACAATATGGGCAACGATCCTCTTTGCCTTGAAGCAGGCGACCGAATCGCACAGATGGTTTTCTTTGAATGCAATGCCGCTTCCCAATACAATGGCAAGTATCAAGGCAGCACCAGCGGGGAATCGAAGGGATGGAAATAACTCCGATTAACGCGCAGGTTGAAGGTGAGCGCCGCCTCATCGCCAACCTCATTATGTCAACAGACCTCCTGATGTATTGCACCGAAATGGGCAAGCCGGATCTGTTCACCGAAGGCGTGTGCCGCAACGTCGCCACTTGGCTTTGGGACTACTTTCAGGTTCGTCATTCCGCCCCGGGGCGTGCCATCGAGGACATCTACCTGCACAAGGCACAGTTCCTGCGTGAAGCGGATTCCGCCGAGGTCCGACTTTTCCTTTCAAATCTCAGCGACGATTGGGCGCCAACCAATCTTGATTTAATCAAGGAGCAGGCGCTCGATTTCTTCCGCCTAGCTGGCATCAAGAAATTGCGCGACGAACTCGATCGTGCCTTGCTTGTAAGGGATGCCTCCCGCGGCGAATCCATTGTCGCACAATATGTGGCGCCGGCGCCTATTCACAGCTCGACCGTTTCGTTGTTTTCCCCGCAATCCGCCCCCATTGTCAGGGACGCCTTCAACGAGGAATCCGAAGTGCTCTTGTCCTACGAAGGCGATGCGGGTCTTGTATTGGGGACTATGGCGCGAGAAGACTTCGTGGCATTTGGCGCCCCGCCGAAACGCGGTAAAACGTGGTGGCTCATTAAGACCGCCAGGGACTGCGCCAAGGTTGGTCTCCGCGTTCTTTTCCTATCGCTGGAAATGAAGCAGGCGCAGGTTTTAAGGCGTTTTTGGCAAAGCTTTACCGGATGCTCGCGCAAGGGCGAAGAAGCGCGTTATAGCGCATTTATGGAGAGTTCTCCGGGGCGTTTTACAATAGTGCCGGGGCAGCTCAAAACCAATACGCCAAATCTTGATGAAGGACAGATGGAAGAGGCGATGCGGAACATGGCCTTGTATTATCGTGGCGACCTCCGCATCCGCACCTATCCTTCCAACTCCTTGACAATCGCTAGATTGAAGGAGGACCTGGACTCGCTTGCCACCTACGAACATTTTGTCCCGGACGTGATTGTTGCCGACTATGCCGATATTTTTAAGCACTCCACCGCTGCCAAAGAAATGCGCGACCGCATCAACGATACTTGGGTATCGCTCCGCGGGCTCGCTTCCGAAAGGCACGCGCTTGTAGTCACCGCCACCCAAACCGGGCGTGCAACCGTTGGCGGACAAAAAGATGCCGAAGAAAGCGACGTGGCGGAAGACATCCGTAAAGTGGCACATGTCACCAAGATGATTATGATCAACCAAAACGCAACCGAGCGTGAGCAAGGGCTGTATAGATTAGCGTGTAATACAACGCGCGATGAGCCCGTGGCGCCTTCGCAGCTTCTTTGCACTTCCTGCCTTGCAATCGGCGAGCCTATGATGGATGCGCATATGGTTGCAAATATTGACTACCAGTCGGAGGACGATGGCGAAGAACCGAAGCGCAAGGCTCCGAGCAAAAGAGGATTCAAACTATGAAAATCAATGGAAAGTTCTTGAAGGCCGCCGTTGCCAAATGCGCAGCAGGCGTTGAAGCAGGCACCGGTCTCGCCCAAGCTGGCAAGGTTATTTTCGTTCCCGGTTTTATTATGGGCATCGGCACCAGCGTCAATGTGCGCGTTCCTTGCCCCGAGGTGGACTTTGCCTTTATGGTAGACAAAGGCTCACTGGACAAGGTCCTTTCGAAGGCAGCCGGGGACATTGATATTAGCCGCGATGGCGAACGCGTGGTTCTTAAATATGGCCGCTCAAGGCTGGCGTTGCCTTTTGCCGACTTGCCGCAAACGCTCGCCGAGTTCCCCGAGGAATGGGGTCCGGTTCCCGGCAATTTCATCGGGAAGCTCAAAGCGGTAACATTCCCCAATAAGACGGGGTATGCAGGCGTTGCGTGGGATTGCGGCGCGTATGCGGGACTCATCAGCACGGACTCCATCCGCATTGTCACGGCCGATTGTCCGAACCTTCCCAAAGGCGCTTGGCTCCCGGATGCTGCCGTTTCCGCCCTTTCAAAGGCAGGCACGGAAGCGACCGGCATTGTGAACGATATGCCCTATATCCACGTCCAGTATGCGGATGGGACAGTTTGCTCCGTCTTGTATCGCGCGATTGGGGACTTCCCTATTCCTGCCCTTTGCCAATACATTGATTCGTTTGATGGCGGCGAAGTGGTAGCCGAAGGCGAATTGGGCGCCGATGCGCTGGAGGCAATCAAGAGTGCCGAAACGTTCACGGACGTATTTGACGCGCAGATGCCGGTCCACATTGCATTCGAGCCCGGCAAATTGGCTGTCCGTGCCGAAAACGCGGGCGGCGAATTTTATGGCGAAGCGGAATGGACTGGCGAATATACCGGACACTTTACGGTTGACGCAAGGCCGTTCAATGCAATGGGGGCAGGCGCCAAGGCAATCCTGAAGTCCATTGATGGCAACATCTCGCTGGAAATTTGCGGCGACGGCGTGCGCGTATTGCTCTCGCCGGATCCGTAAGGGCGGTGGCGCTGCCCTTTCCAGTATGTATATTGAAGGTATGCTTTATACCTTCAAGGGGCTGCTATGAAAACAAATGAGAAGCAAAACATCAAAACCGATTGGGCGATTACCGGCATTGTCAAGCCGGAGCATATGAATTCGCTTACGCGGCATGTTCCCTATGATTACATCGTCACGGACAAGATGCTGGAAGGGCTGACCGGATCGATTGATGTGGACCTGCTTCTCAACCCTGCCAACCCCGATACCGGGGATGAAGGCGGCGGAATGATTCACGGGCGTACCGGGGAATACCATATCCTTATCAATACGCCAGTTCCGAATGATATCATTTTGGCGTTCCCTGCTAGCAGCACGGGGGATGGTGAAGGCGAACTTAAAGTCCACGTTTATGCATTTGGCCCGTATAAGGCCCGCGTAACCCCGGGCACGTCTGCGCCGAATCCCAACATCACGCATTATTTCCACACGGCTGGCGAGGAAAATGCAGTCACCTTTTACAGCCTTGCGTACAATACCTACGTTGGATCTTTTAACTCTCCCTTTGAAATTGAGCTTGGGCAGCATCATACTTTCTACTATGAAAAGGCACTTGGCCCCATCCCGCATCAGCCTCAGGCGAAAAATGCCACAATTGAGCGCAAGGCGTGGATGAGCAATGTCGTTGGTGGTGGCGGCGGATCTGTCCTCCGCATTTTTGATGTGGTTGCCAAAAACAATGTTGGCAAGCAGCATCTTTGTATGACGCTTGGCGACGAAGTTCTTGCCAAGGTTATGAACCAAGATTTACTGACCGGCCCTCTTACCAATGGGGACCCCTATAACGATCGCGAGAAAGTCCCCGGAATGACCCCATGGGATGTGGCATCGAATCCGCTTAACATATCCGGCGTTACCGCGATTGAATGGACCACGTGGCACGGGGCTGGCGTGAATACTTATTCGTGCACCTATCAGGGCAGGGCCATCGATTATTGG